GTCGTATCTAAACGAAACTGTGAACGTCGGGGCAAAAGTGCTTGCCCCACTAGCTGCCATAGAGGAGAAATCCTCTCTTGGTGGCAAACCCGTCAGCCCTGTTGGCAATACAGGTGTTGCTAGTATGTGTCTTTCAGCGGATGAGGTGGAAATCTCAACGAGGTCCGCTGGAGGGCTTGTACTCCAAGTCCTCCGTCTTTCGACGGAAGGATTAGGGGCTTCGGCCTCTACGGTTCAACTCGTTGAGTCACTTATCTGGCCCTTTGTCGCTCGTGTCTCTTATAGGACACCTTGGTTTAGCGATAAAGAGTTTCATCGATTTATTCGTTCAATGCGGATTACCGCAAAGTCGATTATCGAGATGACCAGTGAAGATAATCATGAGCAGTCTTTTATTAAGTACTGGCTCGACTTCTTCCTTTGTAAAGTGTTCGGTGATTCCCAGTATCCTGTTAGGGATTCTTGGAATACTCGTCCGCTGTTTGTTGGCTGGTGTAAACGTTTTGTTGTTCGGCGAATTGCTAAACGCGATGTTTCCTTTATTTACTCACTGCAGAAAGGCTCCAAAAGGGCCTGGCCTGCTTTGGGTGATATAAAGAAGAAACAAGCGTATGACAAACACGCTGAACGCCTTGAATTGAATACTCCCACCGTTCCTGAATCTTTGCGAAATACGATTTCTCGTGTTGCCGCTCGGATTTTTCGGGACGTAAGAGGTTCGACTAAGGGTACAAAGTTTATGCCGTCTGGTTCCGCTTGCTTACAAGCCTCTCGCCGTGAAGGCGGGGCGTTAAGTTTGTTCAAGCGTTACAGAATGCCAATGAATGATGAAGAAAGTAAGGTGATTGGTAAGCTGCCGATTTTATCAGCAACTTTAAATGAGTGGAGACAAAATGAATTCAACTCCGCTTATTTTAAAAGTTTTGGTGAATTGATGGTTAATCAATCGGGCATTAGCCCTGCCTTAGATGTTGACGTGGTTGCTATCCCTGAACCAGGGAAGTTTCGCGTTATCACTAAAGGTAATGGTTATCTTTATACTGCTCTTCAACCTCTCCAGGGTCTAATGTTAGACGCCTGGAAGGCTAATCGAGCATCGACGATGCGTGATGAGGATTTATCCTCCCGCATTCGTGATATCGATAAGAATTTGCCGGATTTACCATTTTGGTGTTCCGTTGATTACGAGGCCGCCACTGACACAATTAATAGGGATGCAACTCTCACTGCCTTTGAGGCAATGAAAGGTTGTTTCCTTTATGAGTTGGGTCATATTAGTTTGGCGGCTGGTCGTGCGCGTTATCCGGATGGTAGGGTTATTGTCACTTTGAACGGGCAACTTATGGGTCACCCCTTAAGTTTTCCGCTTCTTTGTGTCATTAATTTAGCGGTGTATCAGGAAACGATTAATCGTTACTGTCAACGCTTCTATTTTTACCCAGAGTTGATTAAGAAGTTACGTGAAAACGTAATTGTGAATGGTGATGATATGCTTTTTAAGTGTACCCGCCACTTCTATCTTATTTTTCTTGAGGTATCTAAAGAAGCTGGTTTTCGCATTTCCCAAGGTAAGAACTATCTATCTAAAGATTGTTGTATGATTAATTCGCAAACATTTCGCCGTGTTAACGGAGTTATGAAGCGTTTTGGTTATCTCAATCTGAAGATAGTTAAAGGTTCTTCACTTAAGGAAGGCGAGTCGAATGCTCTCCCAACACAGATCGGCCCTGATTTAGGTCGAATGGTTGATAGATGTCCTTGGACTCGGTGTGCGATTCCGGCTGCGTTGTCGCGATGGAAGCAGGATTGGTTTGGTCCGATTTATCGGCCAAACTGGTTTATGCCTGTTCATTTGGGTGGGTTTGGTGTTCCGCGTGATTTGGCGCCCTGTACTTGGAAAGTCACTCAATCTCAAAGATTGATGGCTGCCAGGTTCATAGCTGATCCGCGAATGGCCTTATATCGCCGTAAAGGAATGGACATTCCTACTGCTTCTTTAGCTGGTGCACTTCTGAATTGGAAATTCTTTCCGAACGCCTATGTGCCTAATAAGCACGAGGTAGAAAATACCGATGATTGGTTGGCTCGCTTAGCTTATGCTGCGCGGGCTCATTCCGGTTCAAAGGTAGTGTCTGATAATATCATGATTTCTAGATTCCGCCCTGAATATCGATTAAAACCGATGTCCAGGGAGGCTCTAGAGAAATATTGGAATGGTCAGATGTATTCGGTGGGAATTCCGGCCTGCCCTCCTATAGGGTATGTTAGGTCGAATTCAGTGTGGGATTTTGATGTAGAGTCTTTGATAAATCCAGGATTATTCTTGGGTCTTCAGGGCTCTCATGATTAGATCCCGGTAAAGAATGTTTTATTTAACTGAGATTTAGCCTGCTCCACTCTCTTTTGGGTGGTTTAACCAGACTATTTTAAAGTTGGTAATATCGGTTTAATCGGCCTTCTAAGGTTGGCTTGATTAAACGATTCTTTACTCAGTTCATGGGGTTGCTATTTGTAATTGGCCAAAACGGTGTTTCTGCCTTTGGGTGGAAGCTTAATACTTCCGTGCTAACCAAAATGCCGAGAGACTGCACGGCCCTTCTCTTGTAATGTCTCCGATAATATATGATTATACTATTATGTAGAATGTCAGTATCTTTACGAACAGGACATAGGAACAGGAGCTTGCTCACTTATTACTACTGTCACTTATTAATTTGGATACTTGTGAAGTCTTGAATATTATATGACTATATGTCTCCGGAGAATGTCAGAGTTAAATAGCGATGTACAGTCCTTCCTTGAGACGGGAAGGATCCCATATGTCGTCTCAGAATTCAAACCAACGTTCCAAACCGATATCCAAATCGGCAAGGAAACGTGCCGCCAAGAAATTGGCAAAGTCGAAGTTTACTTCGACTCGGAACAATGATAAAGTAAAATTACTTAATCAGGGTATGTCATCTGTTATAGCTGTTCCTAATGCTTTCGGAGTGAGGATTCCAAAATCCTACTTCGAGCTTAGG